ACCCGCATTCCCGCTCATCACGTTTTGATCCTCGAAGAGGCTGTGAAGGCCAAAGGTGGTGACATAGACCGATACTCCATGCGTCCAGATATCTTTGGAAAGTGTCCTGAGTCTATGTCTCAGAAGTCTGTAGCGTAACTCGCCACTCGGACAGGAGCAGTATTGATGCGATCCCAGTGGAATGATGCTGAGGATGCTGCGCTGCAGGGGCTGACGCCTGAGGCGCAGATCATCTATCTCCGTGGCTTTCGGCGGTACATGGATTATTCGTCCGGTATCGCGGGTGGACCCAGGCGGAAGGTTTCCTATAAGGCGTTGTCGGAGCTGATCGCGGTGGATCCGGACTGGGGCAGCCGCCGTTGCCGTGACGATATGCCCAGCCTTGGTCGTGTCAGGGCGCGTGTGGCAGAGCTGCAGCGGGCCGGGCTGGTGGTGAACCATGCCTCAAACCGCAGCGCGGGGCTTGTTTTTAAACTGCCGCTGGCTGACACGGGATTAATCCGTCCAGAAAAGGAACAACACAAGGAGCAGCACAGGGAGCAACACAAGGAACTGCATAGCGGGAAAGTGGTTAAGCTACCGAAATCACGGGAAATAATAGGTGACGAACCGGCAAGGAACGACACAGGGAGCAACACAGGGAGCGACACTAGGAACAACACACATCTGTTTAACTCTACTGTACTTAACTCTACTGACGCGGGCGGGCGCGACAATGAAACCTGGCCCGATGACTTCAAGCCGCAAAAACCCACCGAATGGGGGAGCTTCCTCGGCCGTGAGCGCCACTGGGCTTTCCATCGTGTTTCCAAGCCAAAACTGATCGTTACCTACCAGTACTGGACCCAGTTGGGACTCAGCATTGGGGATATGCGCCAGATCATGGCCAGTGCAGAAGCCAGCCTTGGCCGCACTCCGGATGGTCCGGAGTGGTACAGGCCCTTTGTGGAAAGCTATGCCACCGAACAACAAAGACTTTCTCAGGACATCCAGAACCGACAACAGCGAGGTATCCATGCCGCAAGCCCGCCAGATCCAGAGCGTCGTTCAAGACGTGACGAGCAGGATGAAGTCCGCAGGCAACTCTCAGACCCCGACTACGCCCTCGAGCGATGGTAATTTCAGCACGGAGCAAAAGCAGAAAACGGTGCTGTTCTTCAGCCGCTTGCAGTTGATTTATGGCAATCGCTTCAGCATCCAGTGGTCGGATGAAAAAACACTGAGGCTGGCCCGTAGGGAGTGGGCAAAGCAGATTGATGAATTGTCCTGGCCGCAGATCGAGAAGGCTCTGGAGCGTGCCAAGGGAAAGCTGATGGCCGGTGATGGGGATTTCTACTGGCCGGATGTTGGGCGAATACTGGGCCTGGCCAAGGACGCCAGTGGCGCTGCCCAGCGAGTGTTTCCGAGGGCGCTTCCAGAAGGTGAGGCAACAAAGCAGGCCAGGAAATCGACAGGCAGGAAAGGTATGGCGGCCGTCTGGTCCGTGCTGGGAGGTGGCCATGCTGGTTGATACTCAGCAACGGCTGGACGCCTGGGGCCATTGGGTGCGGGCTGGTGGTGTTGCCCTTGGCTGCAAGGCCGTGGACCTGGGTGTTGGAGGTACCGTGTCATTGCCCATGTGTTCGGACGATGCGGCCCTGCAGGTGGATAGCGCCGTTGCCAGGCTGAAAAATCGTGATCCGGAGATGGGCCGAGTTCTGGTGATGGCGTACCTCAGCCAGCTGAGCCTGACCAAGATTGCAAAGCATTCAGGCCTTGGTAGCCGTGAGCGTTGCCGCTACTTGCTGGGTGCTGCTGAAGCATGGGTGGATGCTGTTCTCCATGTTGCGCAAAACTAATAGGCGATTAGTATTGTTGACATCCTGCATGCAGAAAACTACTCTCTTTCCCGTAAGGTGCAGGAAGTGCATCTGAGGAAGTCGAAGCGCAGCAAACCCTGACGTTACTACTCTTTCAACCCGGCCCTGGCGCCGGGTTTTTTTATGGGTGGATTTTATGAACAGACAGCTTCTCCTGGAGCAGCTGGAGCGCCATGAAGGCCTTCGGTTGAAGCCGTATCAGGACACGGTGGGCAAGACCACAATCGGCTATGGCCGCAACCTGGATGACCGTGGGATCAGTGAGGATGAAGCTGGTTTCATGCTGGATAACGACATTGACCTGGTTGAGGAAGAGCTGGAGCGGATGCCCCTGTACCTCAGCCTGGATCCGATCCGGCAGGTGGTACTGGCCAATATGGCGTTCAACATGGGCATGCCAACGCTGCTGACCTTCAGTCGCATGTTGGGTGCCTTGGCTGAGAAGGATTGGGACAGGGCAGCTGCTGAGATGATGGACAGCAAATGGGCCCGGCAGGTGGGTAGTCGCGCGGATGAACTCTCTGAACTGATGCGGCGGGGTGAGGCCCTGCAATGAGGGATGAGGTGAGCGATCGTAGAGGTTGGCACGTTGATAAGGGCATTCCCATCGCGGTGATCGTATCCGTGATCATTCTGGCTGTGTCCATATCGCGTGATCAGTCAAAGCAGGATGAGCGGATCTCCCTGGTGGAAGGTTCTGTTCAGGTGCTGCAACAGGCGCGGCTGAATGACCAGGCGCGGACTGAAAAAAATTTTGATGAGCTGAAGGTAGATATCCGCTCTATGAACTCAAAGCTGGATCGGCTGATAGAACGTGAGTATGGCCGATAGCCAGCATCCGAATCCTAACCAGTGGTGGTATCACCGCCGGCTGATGGCTTATGCCAGCCTGGCAGGCCTTTTCAGCATTCTGTTTGCCTTGTTCGCTGGTGGTATCAGAGCCGATATGGTGCCACTGGCCCAGACCCTGGCCTGGGTGTTCAGTGCGAACCTTCTCTACTACTACGGCGGTAATGCCGTGGAATACCTGAAGAGTAAGTCATGACGTTCAAAGTGAAGCTTCTGGTTATTGCCCTTGTTCTGGGTGGCGCTGCCTTGGGTGGTTGGACCGGTCGGGGCTGGTTTGAGGATGCAAAGCGCCTGGCTGTTGTTGAGGATCGCCAGGAGCTGGCAGAGCAGATCCGGGGTGATATCTCAGGTATAGCCGAATCTGTGGAAGACAGGCTGGGTGAGTTGAGGGCGAACGAGCGCATCATTGATCGGGGGATTATTCGTGAGATCCAGAAGCCTATTTATCAGCGCGTGTGTATTGAGCCTGATGTTGTCCGCCTGCTCAACGCAGCCCTCAGGGGTGAGTCTGAGGCCGGATCAGCAGAGCCTGCTGGTGAAGTGTCCGAAGGTACCGGCACAGCTCCGGAACGGCAAAGGCGGTGAGGCAGCGCTGGTAATCAAAGAGGTTGCGTCTGTGTATCACGACTGCGCCACCAGGCATAACGGTCTGGTTGATGCCGTGAGGGGAAACTGAATGCCGGCAGCGATACCCAGGCAATGCAGGCAGCACACATGCCCTGCAACCACCACTGCCCGCAATGGCTACTGTGATGCGCACCAAGCGCAAGCCAGTGGCTGGATGGATGAGCGCAGGGGATCGAGTACCGAGCGTGGTTATGGTGGTGACTGGAAGAAGACGCGCGAGCGGATCATGCGCAGGGACAAAGGCCTGTGCCAGCCCTGCATAAGGAAGGACAGGGTAATGCCGGCCAAGGCAGTGGATCACATCATTCCGAAAGCAGAAGGCGGGACGAATGATGATGAGAACCTGGAAGCTATCTGCAAGCCGTGCCACAAAGCGAAAACCCAGGCGGAATCCCTGCGGGCTCGTGGGGTAGGGCGGGGTCCAGACTTTTGAGCGTCGGACCTGTCGACCGCTGCCTGTCCGTGACTTTTTACGATGGCAAAATTGAGGTAGGGGGGGTATCCGAAAGGGTATCCCTTTTTTTATGACTGCAGGACGTAGACCAAAGCCAGCACAGCTCAAAGTCCTGGAAGGAAATTTCAGACCAGACCGGGACAACCACGGCGCCAATGAGCAACGGCCGATCGGTTTGCCCGATTGCCCAAAGTGGCTGCCGCGTTCCGCGAAGAAGTACTGGAATGAGATAGGGCCCCAGTTGGAGAAGGCAGGGCTGATCTCCGTTCTGGACCAAGCGGCGTTTGCGGCGCACTGCGATTCCTACGGCAAGTTTGAAGAGATCACCAGGAAGCTGAAGCGCCTGGACGACATGATCGACTACACGCCGCAGAACTACGCGGTGCAGTCGGTGTACTTCCAGATCCGGAACAAGCTCTGGGACCAGGTGATGAAGAGCTCCAGCGAGTTCGGGTTGACGCCGGCGGGCGCCGGCAAGGTCAAGGCAACGTCACAGGGGCAGCTGGATCTCGGCGGCTTTGAGGATATGTGATGGCAAGGGACTACGTTGCCATCGCCATGGAGTACGCCAACGCTGTACTGACCGGTGAGATACCGGCGTGTAAATGGGTGCAGCTGGCCTGCCACCGGCAGTTGAATGATCTGAAGCGAGAGGGCACCGCTGAGTTTCCTTACTGGTTCGAGCCGCAGTTGGCCAACCGGGTGTGCCAGTTCATTGAGCTGCTGCCGCACGTCAAGGGCGAATGGGCCCGGACACGGCAGCGGCTGGAGCTGGCGCCCTGGCAGATCTTCCGGTTGACCACGGTTTTCGGGTGGATCAACAGCGAAGGGTACCGCCGGTTCAAGGCAGCCTACAGCGAGATCCCGAGGAAGAACGGGAAGTCCAGCGAGACTTCCGGCGTTGGCCTGTATCTGCTGACCGCAGACGGTGAACCCGGTGCTGAGGTGTATTCGGCTGCTACTACCCGCGACCAGGCGCAGATTACCTGGAAGGACGCTAAACAGATGGTGGACCGGACGCCGGGCCTGCAGGCTCGATTCGGTGTGAAGACGAGCAGCCACACGGTTTATGTGGATAGCACCAACAGTGTGTTCCGCTCGCTGAGCCGGGATCAGGGCGGCAACCATGATGGCCTGAACGTTCACGGCGGTCTGATCGACGAGCTGCACGCACACAAAACCCGGGAGATCTTCGACGTGATCGAAACCGGTACCGGCGCTCGACTGCAGCCATTGCTCTGGATGATTACCACCGCCGGTTTCAACAGGGCGGGCATCTGCTATGAGCAGCGCGCCTACGTGACCAAGATCCTGGAGAACGTTGTCCAGGATGAAAGCTACTTCGGGATCATCTACACGATCGACGAAACCGACGACTGGTCAGACCCAGCAGTATGGCCAAAGGCAAATCCGAACTGGGGGCTGTCGGTAAACCCTGACGACATCGAGCGGAAGGCGCGGAAAGCCATGACCATGGCCAGCGCCACCAACAACTTCCTGACCAAACACCTGAACGTGTGGGTGAACGCGGACACGGCCTGGATGGATCTACAGGCGTGGGAGCGCTGCGGTAATCCGGCACTGACGCTGGAAGGCTGCGCCGGGCGCAAGGCATTCATCGGCCTGGACCTGGCCAGCAAGATCGACGTGGCCGCGTTGATGGTAGTGGTGGAAGACGACGACGGCGGCTTCACCACCTTCGGGAAGTACTACATTCCGGAAGACGCTGCCGAAGACGGCCGCAACCAGCACTACGCCGGTTGGGCCAGGCAGGAACTGGTGACGCTGACACCAGGTGCAACCACAGACTTCGCGTTTATCGAAGACGATCTGCGGGAGCTGGCCAACCTGCTGGATGTCCAGAGCGTTGGCTTCGATCCATGGCAGGCCACTTACCTGGCCACGCGAATGCTGGAAGAGGGCATGCCGATGATCGAATACCGGCAGACCGTCCAGAACATGAGCGAGCCGATGAAAACGCTGGAGGCGCTGACGCTGGAAGGGCGGATCCGCCACAACGGTGACCCGGTGCTGACCTGGATGATGTCCAACGTGGTGGCACACCTGGACGCGAAGGACAACATCTACCCGCGCAAAGAGTTTCCGGAAAACAAGATTGATGCGGTTGTGGCGCTGATCATGGCCCTTGGCCGGGCGATCCGCTCGGAAGGGGATCAGGTGCAGCCATCCATTTACGACACTTCGGATGTGACATGTTGATAGCAGCTATCTCATTTCTGGTTGGCCTGGCTGGTGCTCTGCTGGTCGCTTACGGTTCCTGGCTGGTGTTTCCGCCGGCGGGTTATATCGTGGGCGGCTTGCTGTGCCTGGTGTGGTCGTTCATGAGTGCCCGGGCGCTGGCGGCAAGCCGGTTTGACCAGGCGCGGGCAAAGCGGGGTGAAGGCTGATGTTTCTTTCCAACTTCTTTCAGTCCAGCTCCACCAGTAGCGGCAAGCCGGGTAACGACTGGAGCAACTGGGTCAGCTCGATGACCGGCCGTTCCAGTGCTTCCGGTGCCATGGTCAACAAGGATACGGCGTTGGCGCTAACCGCCCTGCGTGGCTGCGTGACCCTGTTGGCTGAGTCGGTTGCCCAGTTGCCGTGCGAGCTATACCGGCGCACCGAAAATGGCGGCCGGGAACGTGCTTCAGACCACCCGCTTTACGATGTGATTCATAACCAGCCGAACCGCAAGGACACGGCCTTTGAATACTATGAGCAAGCCCAGGGCGCGCTGGGATTGGATGGCAACCACATCGCGCTGATTGATCGCGACGGCGCCGGCTACGTGCGGGAGCTGATCCCCGTCAGCAATAAGAAGGTGAGGGTGCTCAAGGGCAACGACGGTATGCCCTATTACCACCTGATCGACCAGAACGAGATTCTGCCATCGCGCATGGTGCATCACGTGAAGGGCTTTTCGTTGGACGGCTTCGTGGGCGTGTCGCCGATTGAAACGAACGCTGACGCCATTGGCTTGGCGATCGCCACCGAAGAGCACGCATCAGCGGTGTTCTCTCGCGGTACCACGATGTCTGGTGTTATCGAGCGGCCCCGGGAAGCCGCGCCAATTACTGACCAGGGCAAGCTGGACAGGCTGCTGAGCAAGTTCGCTGAGCGGCATAGCGGCATCCGCAACATGTTCAGCGTGGCCATGCTCCAGGAGGGGATGACCTACAAGCAGTTGGCCATGGACAATGAAAAGGCTCAGCTGCTGGAAAGCCGCAAGCATTCATCGGTGACCATCTGCCAGATGTACAAGGTGCCGCCGCACATGATCCAGATGATGGATCGGGCCACCTTCAACAACATTGAGCACATGGGCCTGCAGTTCGTGATCTACACGCTGCTGCCGTGGATCAAGCGGCACGAGTCGGCAATGATGCGCGATCTGCTGCTGCCATCCGAGCGCAAGGATCTGTACATCGAGTTCAACGTCAGTGGCCTGCTGCGCGGTGATCAGAAGTCCCGCTATGAAGCCTACGCGATCGGCCGCAACTGGGGCTGGCTGTCCGCCAACGATGTGCGCCGGCTGGAGAACATGCCGCCCATTACCGGTGGCGATCGTTACTTGTCGCCGCTGAACATGTCGGAGCCAGGCAACTCTGCCAGCGCTCTGAACGCCACTCCCGACCAAATGAAACAGATTGAGGACATCCTATGTCGCGCCTGATCAATTACCCGCACGTTGCGTCGATGGTGTTCGGTGTGCCGCTGTTCGCCACGCCGGCGCTGGTCACTGCCGTGAAATCCGTATTGGAGCCCCGCCTTCTCGGTAAGGGCATGGATTCCGCTGAAAAGATTGTGCCGCTGGCGCTGGTGGATGATGACCACCGAACCACCCAGGCTCAGCAAACCGGCAACCAGCTGGCGGTGATTCCGGTTCACGGCATTCTGGTACCGCGCCGGGGGGAGATCACTGAAAGCTGTGAAGAGCTGGTTTCTTATGAGCTGCTGCGCGGGCAGATCGAAGCTGCCCGGCGTAACGACCAGGTGGCGGAGATCGTTCTGGATTTCCACACCGGTGGCGGATCCGCACTGGGCTGCAAAGAGGCGGCGGACTACATCCGCATGGTGTCTGCCGAGAAGCCAATCACGGCGCTGATCAACTTCGCCGCCTGCTCTGCCGGTTACTTCCTCGCCGCTGCCTGTTCCAAGGTTGTGGCCAGCCCCACCGCTATGGTGGGTTCCATCGGCGTGATCATCGAAACCTACGATGTGAGCCGTGCCGAGGAAGCGGCCGGAATCAAGTTCAACACCTTTTTCCGGGGCGGGCACAAAAACGATGCGTCACCCCATGAGCCAATCACGGACCAGGCCACGCTGGAGATCGGCAAGCGTCTGGACGCGGCCTACGACATGTTTACCAGTTCGATCGCTGAGTATCGCGGACTGGAAGTGGATGCGGTGGTTGCAACGGAAGCCCGGGTTTTCTCAGCGAAGGAAGCGCTTGCGCTCAAGCTGATTGATGAGGTGGCGCCGGCACAGGATGCCGTCAACGCCATTGCAGCAAGTCACCGAAAGACAGAGCAGGGCGGTAGCCGGCGGATCTCCGCTCAAGCCCATGCCCTGAGTACGCAATGCCAGCTCTAGCCACGCGGCGGAGCAGCTAACCAGGCGGCCATTGGCCGCCTTTTTTATATCTGAAAGAAAGAGGAACGTGTTATGGATCCGATCGAAGAACTCCGCCGCAAGCGTGCGGAAGTGAATCAGAAGGTTCAGGCCTTGGCCGCAGCAGAGCAGGAAGCTGGCGAGCTGACCACCGAACAGTTGACTGAGTTTGATGCTCTGAAGGCTGAGTTCGACCAGCTGACGACAAGAATGGAGCGCGCAGAAGCAACTGAGGCAATGAACGCGCTAACCGCAAAGCCAGTGACTGCTGGCCGTCAGGCTCCAGCAGTTCATACCAAGCCTGAGCTGAAGCAATACCAGGGCGCCAGCGCTGCCCGCATGGTTATGTCGATTGCAGCCGGCGGCGGCAATCTGGGTGATGCGGTGAAGTTTGCCCGCAACGAGATTGGCGATATGGATGTTGCCATGGCCATGGAAACCGGTGCTGGATCCGGCGGCGCCCTGGTACCGGAAAACATGCACGATGAAATCATCGAGCTGCTGCGCCCCCGTACCGTGGTGCGCCAGCTGGGTGCCCGGAACGTGCCGCTGCCGAACGGCAACCTGTCCATGCCGCGCATGGCGTCCGGTGCCAGCTCCGGTTACGTGGGTGAGGGCAACGACGTGCTGGCCAGCGAAGGTAGCACCGATGACGTAAATCTGTCTGCGAAGACCATGATCACCCTGGTGCCGATGTCTAACGCGCTGATTGGCCGTGCTGGGTTCCGTATCGAGCAGATCGTGTTGAACGACATGATCAACTCCATGGCGGTGCGCGAAGACAAGGCCTTCCTGCGGGATGACGGCACCAGCAACACTCCGACCGGTTTCAAGAAAACCGCAACGGATGGCGGCCGAACTTCCGCCTGGAGCGGTACCGCTGACCTGGCCACCATCGATGCCTACCTGGACGGCCTGATGCTCACCCTGATGAACAGCGATAGCCTGCTGATTCAGCCAGGTTGGGCGATGTCTCCGCGCACCTACATGAAGCTGTTCGGCCTGCGTGATGGCAACGGGAACAAGGTGTATCCGGAACTGGCACAGGGCCAACTGAAGGGCTACCCGGTGCAGCACACCACCACCATTCCCACCAACCTGGGGGCTGGTACCAACGAGTCCGAGATTTACTTCGCGGACTGGAGCGACGTGGTGATCGGCGAGCAGGAAAACATGAAAGTCGATTTCAGCCGAGAGGCTACTTACAAGGACAGCGGCGGCAACCTGGTGTCGGCGTTCAGCCGCAACCAGTCGGTTGTGCGTGTTGTGGCTGAGCACGATATCGGCTTCCGTCATCTGGAAGGCCTGGTGCTCGGTACCGGCGTTACCTGGTAAGCCAGGCGCCGGTTGTCGTTCGCATGGCGGCCTGGCCGCCATTGCTTAAACCCTGATTGTGTAAATTCGAGGAGCCACATCATGGCTGGACAAAAGAACGATCAACTGACGGCTGAGCAGAAGGCGGCTCAGGAAGCAGAAGAGAAGGCGAGGCAGGAGGCTGAGGAAAAGGCCGCTCAGGAAGCCGAGGAACAGGCAGCTCGCGAAGCCGAGGAACAGGCCCGGCTGGAAGCTGAGCAGAATGCCCAGGCGAAATCGACCAAAAGCGTAGTGGTCACATTCGTGAAGCCATACAGCCGCTATAGCCGGGGCGACATCGCGGGCTTTGAAGCGAAGGAAGCTGAACGCCTGGTGAAAGGGCGCGTTGCGGTGAGGGGCACAAAGCTGCCTGCCAAAAAGGCAGAGCAGGATCCTGAACCCAAAGCTTAAACCCAAACCCTGTGCCGGCTGCGGCCGGCCAAAGGACACCAGCCGATGATTACGATTGAACAGGCGAAAGCCCACCTTCGGGTGGAGCACGGCGAGGAAGACACGCTGATCACTTCGCTGATTGCTTCCGCGTTTCGGCACATCGAGAACCGCACCGGTCAGGTATTCGACCAGCGCGACGGCATGGTGATGCTGGCCGACCGGCTGCCAAAAGGATCTGAAGGGCTGGAACTTCAGTGGACACCGGTTCGGGATGTCACGGAGGTTTCTTATCTGGATCCGGACGGCGTCAGAACGGTGCTGGAATCCAGTGCCCTGGACGTTGAAAAGCGCGGTGTCTATCCCGTTCTATATCCCGCGATAGATAACACCTGGCCGGACCACAGGCCGCAACGGGCCAGTGTTCAGATCACGGTTAATGCTGGGTGGGAAGAATGCCCTGCGGATGTCAATTCCGCTGCCCTGCTGATCATAGGGCACCTATACGAACATCGTGAATCCGTCGTGATTGGCACGATCTCCAGTGAACTCCCGATGGGCGTTGAGATGCTGCTCGCGCCTTACGTCATCCACAGGGTTGGTTGAGCTATGCAAGCCGGAACACTTAAGGACCGCGCCACGCTTTATGCCGCCCGTCGGGACGGGGCGCCGCCAACCTGGCCATTGATCGGCAAGCTGTGGGCAGGTTTCCAGGAGCCCCGTTCTGTTGGCCGCGGTGAACAGAGTGGGATTCGCGCTGTTGACAGCACCTTTGTCCGCTTGCGCTACCACCCGGAGCTGGTCCAGGGGCAACTGCTGGAACGCCAAGGCATGTGGTACCTGGTGGAATCGGTAGAGCCAGGGGAAAGCCGCAGCGAGCTGGCGGTATCAGCGCGGCGGATCATTGGTGTGGATGCCCAGTATCAGCAGCGCGGAGAACAAGACAGCAGCGACGTGCTGGCGTTCATCACCCGCGAGAATATTTACATAGGCCCGATGAATGAGCCCCGCCTGCAGATCGAACTGTTCCAGCCGCAGTTGCCCTACCCGTGGGGCCGGCGTGGCGACACCATCACGATGCGCGGCACTACTTACACCGTGGATGGCGTGGTTGAAGGCACTGATGATGGCGTGACCATCACGGTGATGGTGACCAGTTAATGCCGCGTCGTCAGCCGAGTATTCGTCTCAATGGCCTGGAGGACGTTGTCGAGTCGCTCGAGGATCAGCCGCAGGCTATTCGCCGGGCTACCCGGGCGGCAATCAACGACCAGGGGCGGGACAGCAAGAAAGAGCTGGCTCAAATCATTTCACGGGATGGCGTCTCCCGCGCCAAAGCCGGTGGCCAGATTACGCTTCGGCGGGCGACCAACAAATCGCCTGTGGCAGTTCTGGCACCGACCAGTAGGCGGATCCCTTATCGGTTCTGGAAGACCACAACACGCGTTACCGACAGCACCGGTACCCGCGCCAGCGTGTGGATAAGAAAGGGTGGTCAGTTGATGCGCGTCTGGGGATTTGTGAATCCAAAAAGTAAGAACCGCGCCATCCTGACCCGTCACCGAAAAGTGGGTGAAGACAGAATCAAACCGGCAGCGGGCCACAGCGTGAAGCTGCACTTTCAGGCTGCGGCTGATCAGGCATACGTGAAAAGCGTTGGCGAATCCCTCAGCGATAAATTCATTCAGCGTTACAACGAGCAACTGAAAAAATGACCGCAACCGCAACCAAGGTAGTCAACGAGCTGATCGCTCGCCTGGAAGAAATCACCCTAGCCAACGGTTACGAAACGGATTGGTCTGGCGAGGTCCAGGATGAAGATCCGGCGTTGTACTTCGATGAGCACACCCCGCTGCCATGCATGGGTATCCGTAACCTCAGCGATCGAGTAACCGTGCAGAACCGTGGCGCAACGCTACAAACCCGAACCGTGGAAATTGTGGCGTACCTGGAGCGCGGCGAAGCCACACGGGAGCGGCAGGATTCACTGCTGCAGGACATTTACCGAACCTTATTCCGGCCGGAGAGCATCAAGCTCAATGGCCTGGCAGTCGAGATCGAAGCCGGCGAGGCTCAGCTCGACGATGTAGACCTCGGCAGCAAGATCATCCCGATATACCTGCCGATTACCCTGACGTACAACACCCTGAACTGGAGCTAACCCTATGTCCTATCAAGACACTGGCCTGATTTTCGCCGGCAACATCTTCATGGCCAAGATGGCTGGTGATGTGGCCACCGAATTTGCGGGCCCTATCAACGTATCCCGGCTGGAGCTGACGCCGCCACAGCCCGAGAGTGTGAACCGCACCAGCTTCGAGCGTGACACCTACGGCCAGGTGCTGGACAGCGTCAACCTGCCAGGTGAAGCGCCGCGAATCGCCATGGACTTTGACTCGCTGCCTTCGTCCCTGTTGGCGGATGCCCTGGCCGGTACCGTGCAGGACTTCGCCAACACGGTGCAGACCGTGACCGGGGAAGAAAAAACACTGATTAACGGCCTGTGGTTGAAACTGCCGCACGGTCACATTGACACGTCGACTTTAGTCGTTACCACCAGTGCAGGCTCAACCGAGCTGGTGCGGGGCACTGACTACCAGGTGGAATCCGCGACGGGCCTGATCCGGGCCTTGAACGAGACCGGCGCAGTAGCGGTCACGGTTGATTACGACACACTGGAAAACAGCGGCAACCGCGTACTGGGTGCCACCGAGATCAGCAAAAAACGCCAGATCATCATGGACGGTAAGAACCTGGTGACCGGTAAGACTGCAGCCGTCACCGTGTGGAGTGCCGCCTTCAGTGCCACCCAGGCGCTGGACCTGATGTCCCGTGAGTTCATCACCGGCACCCTGGAGGGAACCATGGTGACTCCCGAAGGCAAAACCAGCCCCTACGAGATTGACTTCGTAGAGTAAACCCACCAGCCAATGGGCTAACCAGGAGTAAACAACATGGCTAAGCAACAACCAGAAGCGCCGGCTGAAAAGCCGGTTGAGGAAGTGAGCGCCAAGCTCAAGAAGCCGCACCGGCATAAAGGTATTGAGTTGCCGGCCGGTGCTGAAGTTACGCTCACCAAAGCCCAGGCAGAGCGCCTGACCCGGCGTGAAGTGATCTGATCAGTCGTTAACGACAGCCTGAAACCATCCCCGCTACGGCGGGGTTTTTTGTGCCCGGAGCATCCATGGCCAACAACCAGAAGCAAGAAGTTGAACTGCTGATCAAGGCAGGAACCGAGGGCCTGAAGTCCATAGGCCAGCTTGTGAAAGAGCTGGAAGCATTGGGTGAGGATACCGGTGAAGCCAGTGAAAAACTGGAAGGCCTGGCGGGTAGCCTGAAGGCTTTGCGCGACCAGCAGAAACTGGTTAAGCAATTCGCGGACCTGAAGGGCGAAACCCGGGAGCTGGCGCAACAACAGGAACGGACGAAAACGCAGGCCACAGAGCTGGGTAAGGCACTGGCGCAAACCGAAAAACCTACCAAAGCCCAGCGCACAGAATTTGAAAAAGCCCGCAAGGCTGCCAAGTCGGCAGACCAGGCGTGGCAGTCTAACCAGGTAGAGCTGAATCAGCTGCGGGACAGCCTGTCGGATGCTGGCATCAGCACCAGCAACCTGTCTGATGAGCAGCTGCGCATCAAGCGCGAAATTTCTGGTGTCGACGAAGAAATCAGCAGTGTTACCAGCGAACTGACCCAGATGCGCGACAGCGCCCGGCAGGCGGCAGCTGGCAGCAAGAAACTGGGTGACGACGTTGCTGAATCCGGTAAGCGCGTGGGCACGTTTCGCGATCGCATTAAAGGGCTGGGGCCTGTACTGGGCACCATAGGCTCTGGCCTGAAAACAGCTGCCATTGCGGTTACCGGCTTCGCAGCAACCGTTGGTGCGTCCGTTGCCACCATGACGCTGTTCAGCCGTTCCCAGGGCGAAGCCGCCCGCAACATCCGGAATACCTCTGACGCGATCGACATCAGCGCGCAGAAGCTGCAGGAATTCCAGCTTGCTGGCAAAGAGTTCAATATTGAAGGGGAAAAAACCAGCGATATCCTGAAGGATGTCACTGAAAAGATTGGCGATTTCTCGGCTACTGGCGGCGGGGAAGCGGCTGACGTATTCGAACAGCTCAA